TCTTAATTAAACTTTCTGCATACGAAAGAATTCAACCACAGCAAACCAAAGAAAACCTTGAATGCTGTGTTGAACATTGAACGATTTTGTTCTCAACACAGTTTGATACAACACATCAAGATGTGCCCCTTTTAGAGGACGAGCTCTACCCCCTTTACGGCCCATACCATGTGGACAAAGTAAGTGAGAATTTTCCACCATTGCAAATCCTGTCCCTGGACTCGACAACAGAGGAAACTTCCCCTCATCACTGATTAAGTTCTTTACGAACCATATGCCCTCATTCATATGTGTTAGCTTACAATGTACCCACGTCTGGGCCACTTCAGCTCCTAGCAAGCGTAGAACCACCTTTCTATTAAGGTTGGCAACTTCTTGTGCGCGCGCATCCACCATGCGCGCGACTTCTAACCCATCACAGTTCTTTTCAATGGCACTTCTAACCATTCTCTGACTCACACCCCTAGAACCGGTGTGAACAAGCCAGTAGGTTTGACCCTTGTTCCATACCATCTCAAGAAAATGATTTCCTGATCCTAGAGTTCCCAAACGCTGAACAATGAAGCTTACCTCAATACCTGCTGTCATGGCGATCGAACTTGCCAGCAGAAATTCTTCAGTGGTCAGATGGTCACCACTAGGATATATCTCCTCCCCCTTCTTAATCTTCCTCGCCAAATACTCCAACTCAGGTTTGAAAGCAATGGGTTTCGATAAAGTACAACCGCATCCGACGTCCACTTCCATCATCTGAATATGAAAGGCAGATGAGTCAACTCTGAAAGCAGTGCCGTGTACGTATTGGTGCTCAGTATCAACCATTATTAAGCGATGACCTGCTCGACTCTGAATTTTCCAGTTGAGAAAGTCACTAGCTTCCGTTCTTGAGTGTGATGACCTGTCAGCCATGGCCAAAACTGAACACATGTAGTCACGCATTACACTAACTCTAGTCAAAGTTGCACTGAGACTAACTCCTGATTTAGCAATGCGTTCAGCTTCACGATTATTTTCCTTAACCCATGTCAAATTCGCAACAATATCCTTAATCTCAGGGTTACACATGAGACAATTCACTTTGTCCTTCAACAATGGATTAAACCAGGACTCTGTAGTCACAACATGAGTTGGTCGCATGATCAAGGCCAACGATCCGGTCATCATCACACCCAAGACGCGGTCGGGAGCTTCATGTCCTTCTGGAATGACGATAATTTTGAAAGCAGACTGCTCTTCCATTGACTTAGGATGGTACAGCTGGTAATCGCCATCCTTTAAGAGACCTAGGGTGCCGTCGAGAGACCTCACGATTCTGTTCGTCATGGAAGTGAATCTAAATTCGCATGGAACACCGGATAGAGACGATATGAGTCCTTCATTCTCGACAAGCCAAACCCTGACGTTGTTCTTGGGTTTTGTGCCAGATCCCGTCGATCCTCCATAGAAAATAGCCTTAAGCGCTTTATCTTCCCAGTCAACTACAGACATGGGATGACCACCTAAAATGTCTGCATCATAAGGTTTAGGGATATCAATAAGCATAGGGCCAGAGCTCTCTCCTATAATAGGAGCCATGATGGGAACACTAGGAAGTCTAAAGTTTGGGAAACAATAAACATTTCCATGTTTACCATCCCTACACAAGATGCCACAGTCAGATATGCGAACAAAAAAGACTACGGAAAAGATTCTGTGACTTAATGAATGGAAGAACGGAGCTGGTCGCTCAATTTGGCCATAATGATAATTCCCTTGCCACTCAGTAATAGTAATCATCGCCCCATTTGTTCTCCATTTCTTAGGGCTAATGATGGCTCCGTCTCCAAGTCGTTTGTTTAGGTCTTTTAGAGTTTCCATGTCGACCCACTCTTGATCTCCCACTTTCGGTTCATAACCATCTATGAAGGCTACATAAGAATGGCATTGTCCTGTTGAATCATAAACGAACATCCCGAAGCGCCTGGTCAATTTGCATAAAGTGTCGACAGTCTTTAAAGCATGATTTCGTCCTAACGAATAGTACTGGGTTCTAGAGTTCATGTTTTCAAGTGCCAACCATTTTCCTACTCCTTCACCCTCCTCAACACGCGGCTCAGACAACGGGAATATCATACGTTTAACCTCCCCAATGGAAGTAAGAACAGCCCCATAATTGTACGATATCAAATTTCCCTTACCAACTAATGTTGAGGTTGACACAACGTAGAGTGCTGGCATAATGAAAGTTGCTCCCAGAAGAATCTTTAACATAATTACCGAGGATTTACTAGTATTAATGACCTTATGCATAAGGAAACTATCTCTATCAATCGTTGCTAGTTTGATTCTGTCTCCTCTAAACCCTGCATTCCTAAAATAGGCTGCTGGCTGTAGCAATAACCAATTACGATAAGAAATTCCTTTAGGACTAAACATCAACCATAGTTCTTTAGTTTTTGCTCGGCCTAAAACTGAGCGCAAGGTTCCAAAATGCACGGTAACATTGGGGAGAGGTCTGGTTCTGAGGTAATCACGTGCAGCAACTGATTTTTCAAAGAAACACTCAATTGTTTTATTCTTTCCTAAGTAAATGAGATCAGTAACAACCTCCGGAATCGAAAGCCCATCATCGTACCATACCGACAAGTCCGTCAGGCAAATCTTACTACTTAGGTCCATCAGAGTTTTGGAGGCAGCCGCTAAGGATACGGACATGAGAGATCTAAATGCAGGAAGATTCAGTCTCTCAACAGCAAAAGAATTCAAAATCACTTCAGATCTAGGATCACGTCCGAACCGTCTCTGTAGAAATTCAGGAAGAGAAAAGGATATAGGATCGAGACCGCCAAGATTGTACTCGAATTTCCAACGTTGTGTCCTTGCAATAGCTGCCGGAATTACACTCTTAGGTATCATCCCCTTAATGATTTCGTAAAATCTCACAACTTCAGGGACATACCAATACGTAGCTACCAAGGAAATAACAGACGATAAAGAGCGAGACGCCATCGGGAAGTCCAAGCGAAACTGGCCGTTAGCACAAGGAACAATAAGTCGAGCAAACAATTCATGAAGGTCTCTAACTGGAACACAGACGTCTTCAGTCACACGGGTGTACCCATGACTACAATAGCTTGAGTTTTCAGGTCTCTCAATTAATTTGTTTTCACTAGTTTGGATTATACCGAACTCCTCGTACGTCGAGTTCCTCACATTTAGAACTTTCTCTACGTCTCCAATCTCACCAACCTCAATTTTATCATCACCGCAAGTAGAAGTCTTAAACCTATTGAAACACTCTTCAAAGGGAATGTTCAAAGCTGACATCTTAGCTATGAAACTAGGTATCTCGTTTATTGCACTATCACCACACGAGGTACACCATAGTCCGGACGTCATGGCACCTCTGTGAAAGGAAACCACATCTCCGGAAGCTAGATAAACATTTGGCAACACATCGTGCACAGTCATACTCTGTATATAATTCTGTAGTAGTGAGCTATTCCTTCCATAAGATACTAATTTGCAAAAGAATCTCCTCAGTTGAACTAACAACTCGGCCTCTAAATGACCATCAAACTTAGAGGATTCACCTTCAAAAGCTGCGGGGTTTTTAAAACTCTCGAACATCTCTACTATTTTCGCAGCACGATAAAAGATATCCCCGTTGGATGCATGTGGGTTACACTGATCGTCCAATAGGAAATCATTTAACTTTTTCGTGATACGCATTTCACATAATCGAACCTCTCCTGTCTTATACATGAAAATTCGCGGAACGAGATACTGCCCTGGGCTGTCTGGTTCTTTCTTCTCAACTTTAGGGCTACCGTGAAATCCGAGATTTGCTATACCTCCACCCACAAATTTCTCAAAATAGTCGTCCATGTACTTTTCATCATCTAGTGCTTCACCAACGCTCTTAAAAGGAGATATCGACATGTATCCCATGGTAGATTTCCGATAAGCGTGGTCTTTCAAATCGTCCCATGACACAAGTCCAAAATCATAGCCTCTAGCCCGAGCTCCTAAGTAATCCGCCCATTGTTCAAACACGTCCCAAAATCGACGTGCGTTAAAAGACACAATGGGAAAATCATATCGTTTTCTCAATCCATCTAATAAAGCAAAATTAGACTGAGAAGGAATGTCTACTTGGCGTTCTAAAGGGAGCAGATCAGCGGTGGCTAAAACGGATATAGAAAATAAATCTACCCCAGCATTAAATTCTCTGTCTGGTACAGGTAGTGTTACAGTACGCCCTAGTTGACGAACGGTACCACACTGCATCACAAGTCTAGAAGGAATTAATTCACGTGAAGTCCAGGAATGGGAAAATGAGTCTACCCAGATAATTGAACTGGATTCAATAAATTCCAAACTTTCGAGAGAAAGTCCAACGTCAAGGTATTTCTTGGAATCCAAGGACCAGACAATCTTAGAGGTAGTACATAAGGGCGGCTTGAAGAGTGAGTGCAATTTAGGGTACCAGTATGAGGAAATATCTTTCTGGTTATTAAACCGACGTGACAGACCTTCATTAAAGAATTCAAACCATTCAGTAGGAAAACGCCAGTCATACCAATCAAACTTGCCAAGAGTGAGAGATCGAAGAAAAGGATCCTTACGATGCAGTTTTCTTTCTGCAATGATCCACAAGAAGCCAGCTGTTCTTTTAAGAGGGTCTTCAACAACTGTGATCCTGGAAAAGTAAACACTTAAGAAACCAAGATACTCATGAGGAACCATGGCCATATCACACATTGTTGAAACAATCAACGTGCCTCCATCCTCTACACGACACAAAGCCTCTGTCAAGCAATTAGCTTCATAAACTTCCTGATCATCTCGGTGCGCAAAATCATCACTATACCAAATGGAGTCATCAACAGGTTTCGCTACATCAAGAAAGACCCTATCAAACTTCTTATAACACATTGTTCTAAAGTCACCTACTATAACATCTAATTCAATTCCCTTTTCCTTTGCATAATTGATCACCATCGGATCTGTATTGAAACCTGGGTCATCTAAAGTGTACAAAGTTAAGTCTTGCACGACATTTTCATGTAGAAGACCTTGAGCAATTCCACCAATGCCAGACCCAAAAACGACAGTCGATACAACTTGCCTAGACACTAATTCATGACGGACCAAGGCTATAATAGTTGAGGTTCTCAAATTAAGCATGCCACTTGGTAAAGCATGAACATAAGAGCCTCGGTCCCATCCTGAAATCCAGCCCCTGGTTCGATTTCTCGGATAAATCTGCTTCATAACCTCTGAGTCGGATTTCCCTAAATGTGGAACATCTAACGTAGCCACAACCCCTGGCTTGGGGTCCCAAGAAAACCAACTTACCCGAGAGGTAGCAACGGTTAAGGGTAAGAGGATTGAATCAGACCAGACGTGAGCTTTAGACGCCTTGATACAAGTAGCAGTCATCCTGATCAAACCAGAAAATATGGAAAGGGGGTGACCCATACTAATAGCGGCTAATGCAACACATAATGATGATTCATCACCAATAGGCACGAAATGAGTGGATAGTTGTGCAATTAAAAAGGCCACTGGGCTAGCTAGAAGTGAGAACCATTTAATACTTGACTCATTGGCGTCTGAGCTCGAATCTGGATGAAATAAATCACCCAATTTAAACTTCTTATCATAGTTGTTGTACTCATTCAAGTTACGACCATTTTCCGTGCGAACAGCACTAAGATAAACTCCCTTGTGGTATGCCCCTAGCGTCCCTTTAGCTCCACTGGCAACTCCCATTAATGAACCCAAAGAGAAGGCTAGTTGTTTTAAAGACGATTGAACGCGGTTCAGAGTGGCTGTTTCTATCCCACATGTCAGAAAAAACCTCTCAATGGTATCACGAAGAACTAATTGAACCGAAGCTGCAGCTAAAAAGTACCAATTAAAGTACCCAGTACTTACGATATCATGTTTAGTTCGACTAGAGCAAAAAGTACTAGTTCCTGAGCACAAATTATGTAGAGTTTTCGACCATCGCGAGTCACCAAAGGATTGAATATCGGCAACTCTAAAATCAACATCTACCTTCAATATATTAGAGTTGTGTAGATACTCAGTTGGAACATACAACTTTCTAGCCTCACCAAAGCTTACACGACGCGCGCACATAGCAAATAAGGTTTGCTCGTTTGGAGTAAGTCTATTATACACGTGATTGAAGGGAATCAAGTCGCACAACTGTTCATCAGTCCCGTAATGATGCCATACAGAATGTGATCCCCACCATTTAGATCTAAGGTGAGATCCAAAAGAGCCAAAGTAATTAACAGATGCTAGCATATTCGCAGACACGCTTACTCCAATGGGATTGACTACAACGTTATCATGCAACCGTGAGGCTGCCAACTCCAGAGGAGTCACCATCCAATCTGCATCTCTATGCAGATAATAAGTACTTGAATCACCCCAAAATAGAGGGGCTAACCTTGCCATACGCATCTGCGCAGGGCTTTCTAATTCCATAACGAGAACTTTAACGTTGGGTTTATCCTTTGCAAATGCTTCAGCTTGTAGTTGCAAGTGTTGATCAGATATAATTAAAAAGCCAATGTCACCCATAACCTTCGTGTAATTATAGTAGAGGCCTATTGCCTTTTCCAACCATCTTGGGGATCCAGCAGCTCCTACAACTAAAACCACACTGTTCTGGAATCTAGGTACATGCACTGGTGGACCCTCGCCTGTCATTGAGGGCAAGTCTGAATCCCCAAGATTAGTGTGACTAAGCAATTTTGCCATGCTCTTGTCAAATTCGGGGAGAGTTCCATAAGAAAAGCGTTTCAACCAAATAAGTAAAGAACTAACGGTACTTACAACTTGTACCATTACAAATGCAAATAAAATTGGATGAATCGCATAAGACGTTAGAAGAAGGAAAATACTCATTAATATATGACGAACCCACTGTGTACGAAAAATGAACCGATACAATAGTGAGACCGTGCTAATAGAAACGGGTAATACTGGTCTCCGGTTCAATTTTCTTAAATGTTTGAGAAAAGAGGCAGAAGTAGCAATCACTTCACTTTCATTCTTACAAATTGATTGGACTACCCACAAGATCGCATGAATTACCAACCATATGAGACTCGCATTGAAACCAAGTGCTGAAACCAAAGTGCCGACTAATAACTCTTCTCTTATCACATTAACGTAATTGTACGGTATCAAAATGGACAACAATGAGCCTAGGATGCCTAAATCAATAATGCCTCGAGATAAAGATAGAAGTGACAGTACTAAAAGAGCAAATTGAATAGGAGCAACACAAGATAACAATACAATTGAAAATGTTTCAGCAGGAAAGACGCCAACATTTAAGGCTTGACTAAAGGAAGTTGCACCTATGACAAAGACTAGTAACGATTCCAGGTAACTAGAAGTGGTTAAGTTAGAGAATTTCACGGCAACTGATCTCACAATTGAAGACGCCACTGTTGTGAAATTATTGTAAGAGGCTAACATCCTGTCAAGGATAACCACTCGTCTTTTAAGTGAGATCTCCCATAAATTGATTAAGCCATGATATCCAGACCACACTAATGAAAGATTAGTCGAAAGAGGGTCATCATAATGAGCATCTGTTTCATCAAACCTAAAGGTGTGGAAATTATGTACCGTAACAGCCAAAATGACAAATCCAATTAACGCAAGCATAAGAAATTTAGAAAATGTTAATAGTTTGAGAATCAACCAAGTGGACGTAGTTTGCTTCCTACGTCTAAGTAATCGAGAGAACATGCCAACCAAAAGAAACCATTTTCTTTTAAACAAACTAACTTGGTTTCGCCTAAACACAGTGTCAACGGTGTCCAGGTACTCGCTCCCTTCACTTGAGTCATTTGAGAGTGCTGATTCATAATCGTGTGTGTCATTAATACTTGAAGCAGAAGAATTATCACGTGATAACTTTTCACGTAGGAAAGTATAAACGCATGTGACAAAATTAACTACTTTCATCATTACATTCTTCACGGCGTAAAAAATCAAACCAAATCTAGACTTTTCAAATTCGCTTAATTTTTTGCTAGGCGAAAGAGCTTCCTCAGAGCATGGAAACAAATAATTCCAAGCTATTGCCACAATCTTCCCAAACCACAATTGGAAGATGGAGAAGTTAGTGCCCTCTACAACTTCAGAAGTAGAAACGGTGGCCTTTACAGCACGCTTGCGGATTTTAGTTAAACGAGATATATTCTGAGACGTCGATATGGGCAGAAATACGGATCCCCAATCTTGTTCCCTCTCAATGTAAATATCTGGATTTAAGGTCAAGTCAGTACTAGCAAACCATTGATGTCCAAAAGGATCAATCGTGCCCCACCGCGGAGCAATAGATACAGCACGTTTAATTTTCTCATCATCAAGATCACCTGAGGTCTCCAAGTCATGCCAACGAGCTCTATGAACTTTTTTAAAAACTTTCCCACTTGACACACGGATAACTTCATCGCGACTTGTGTTTGGATAAAACCGCCCTTTGTTATACATTGCACGCAGATCTTCGACTTGTAATCTAGAAAAGAATGCCACTAAACCTAAAGCAGGAATGAATGCCCACAAGGGGTTAAATCTTATGAACCAAAGCTCCAGTAAGAAAAAGAATAAAGGATAAAGCAAAGTCCAAAATTTAATAGGCCTGTAAAACCAACCTAAGGATACCACTAGATAGGTCAGTACGAAAGTTACAACATCATTCATAGACACTCCAAGAACGGTGGAAGGTTTGTAAATATTTGCGGCTTCTAAGAGTTTGAACACAAATCCAGCGGATGTAGTTGAATAAGTTCCTATTCGTAAAACGGATGCCCATCTAGCTAAATGTTCACGTGCGAAAATTCCAATCAAATACTTAGCTGTCCCAGAAGCGACAAAAACTTCGGTCCACTTATTTTTTAAAGAAAGCGGAATAACCAAGGGCCCAATTTTGAAGTTCCAAATCAATCCCGAAAGCCACGAAACAAATAGTGCGGGCTGCAGGCCTGACAAACTGGTTGCTACAGACATGACGGCTGCAACACCTGACTGGTTATAATCATCAGCGGTCAAGTTAGTATCAAATGACCTCACAAAAGCAGAAAGCCTAGGCCACTTGCGAATCGTATTTTCATGGTAGCGAAACACGCTAAAGAATGCCGGAATCAACAACGCTAGTGGTCCTAAGATTAAACCAAGAACTGAGGGAATCAAGTGCCATGATTTACTAGTAGCGATCAAAACGGGAAGGTCAAACCTGTGATGCAGTAACAACTCCTCTTCTTTGGTCAGCTGAGTATTTGTTGAAAAGGTGGAAAACAAGGGGTCATCTCCTGTTGTGAGATGATAAGTACCAGTTATACCATGTCCCGCCAGCCAATAAGATACAGCCTCAGCCTTTCCAGAATCAAGAAGAGAATGTGTTACCTCACACCCGTTACAACGTACAGGGCATAAGAACGAAACGAAGCGTGCTAACCAGCTCAATGAGGATACCAGGGATGTAGTTATCGTATTGAAGTAAACATCAACCGAATCATCCACTTCCTTATTCAAAGCTGTGACTTTAATGCCAGGCTCAAGAGCCTTAAATCTGAGGTCATTAATCTTAAAACTTTTCTTAAATCTACGAGAGTCCTGAACACCAAACATATCAATAGGTTTGCCAAGGACCCCGTAAGTGGGCTTGAGCAAGCAATAAATGGATGACACTATAGCTCCGACTGACATTATCCCTGTTTGCAATGGAGCTACGGGATCAAAGCCAGTGTAAGGCCCTACTTTACCGTTGTAATTGCAAGTGATAACCTTATCATCGGTCCAAGGAATACCCTTCTCCTCACAATACTCCTGAGACTTAACGTCTTTGGCATAAACTAACCCATTGACATCTACTAAACCTAAGTTGTGAGATAAAGCTCCATCCAATTTCATCGCTGTTGTTACCTGCTCACGAGTTGCTTCAAATCCATGAGCCTGGAAAACATCTCCAGCATCAGGGTCTAGGAGATACTCCCATGCCCTGAGAAGTAGGTCCTCCTGCTGGGACAAAGCAGGACGCGTCCACTTGAGATTTGGCATGATAGCCTCTCCATCTCTTACACGACCTACACGACCTACATACTGCAGAACTTCTGAGTAAGATAGAACGCGCTTGATGGGTAAGACTTCTGAATTGAAGTTCGTTTCAACTTCAACGACATCACCAGATAAGATAATCTTATCTACCGGTAATGTCTGCCCAAAATTCACGACATTTGTGATGAACGCGACTCTTATTTCTCCTTTATTCAACCCGTCGATAAAATAATGGATGGAGTGCTTAATCACGGTGTCTCGAGATATTAGACAACTCTTTGGAACTTTTGGAATTAAGGAATTTGCGACTTTCTTTGTAGCTACTTGGACAAGATAAGTGTGATCCTTATCCTCGTTTAAGAGTTTAAGAATCATCGACTCTGAAAGTGGAGCTGTGTGCTTAAGGATAGTCCTCTTAACAGGAAATTTCTGCTGATCTATCGCGGCTGTGCCAAAGTCACTGTCGTTAGGCGAACCTGTCATAAAGACAAGTTTACCGCTCCAGTTCTTTTCTGCCCAATTCAAACATGCTTTGGTTAACGCGGTTTGATCATGCGCTTCGTCTATCATCAGCACTTTGTACTCACTAAGGAATGCAGTGCCTTTAAGAACGTAGCTCAGAAATTTACCATGTGTCACCAAAACAATATCAGCATCACTATCTTCAATGGCATCTTCACCAGCAAAACCTCTTACCTTCGGACCCATAAACTTCGCAGTAGCATCTGCTAAGTTTGTACGAGGAACAACAACCATAACTTTTGTTCCCACATGCTTAGCAACTACCTTGGGCAGTAACGTGGTTTTACCATTAGAGCAAGGGACATACACATTTATACGATCTTGTTCATCAAGAATGTGAGCAACGTTCTTTGCCCAAGTATCCTTGGTGGGGATCGTTAAATGATTTCCTGGTCCTAAAATGTGGTTTGAATAAACTCCAACAAGTCTTCCATCCTTAGTGAGCATAGGAGACCCGGACAAGCCGGGAATCGGCGCACCTGGAAACAAGACTTGGAGTGGCTTAAGCCTAACCACTTTACCTACCAAATCAGCAACTGGCCCTTTAACGACAATGTCTTCATCTCTCCTTGGTTGCGAGAAGGAGGGCAGAGGCCCTCCGTAGGAGACTAAATCGAACATCTCATCAACAGTATGGGCCTTATAATAATAAGTCCCAATCTGTATAGGCCTAGCTTTAGAAACATGGTAAGGAATTGTTAGAACCCCTCCACTGAAGAAGCCATGACCCTTATCAGCCCCAAAACACACTTCATGAGTCTGAGGATATAAGGTGCCAGCCAACTTCACAGCGTCCTCTTTAAATGCAGAATGAAGCTCAGGGTACAAACTACTCTTAAGTGAATAACACGCTTGCAGAAGACGCTTTAAAGCCAACTTACACGAATCAAACCATTCCCCATCCAGATCCACTACGAAATTTGATAAAGTAGACATGCTACCTTCAAGTAACTTAATGACATCTAAGATGGAAGATGTGCTAATCGCATTCATCATCTCATCAGCTTGCTCCCAATCAAAATTTTCCCTTAGAACTCCACTCAAAATGCTCTCAACCTCTTCAACTTTGAGTGACTTCCGGAGATTACGGGCTTCTCTAAACGTCTTCTTCACTAGCTTCTCGAACTCTTCAGTCTTCAACTCACATTTGTAACTCCGTTCTCTCGCCACTTTCACGCACGATTCCGTAGTTTCGTCTAACAGACGACACTCATAACCTTGATTAACGAAATGATCAAACAACTTAATCAGGGTAAAGAGCTTTCCGGGAACAGTTATCATGTAAGCAGTTTTATGGTTTGGCTTCGAAACGTGAATTGTATAAGGTACGTTATACATCTCCATATTTCGGACAGACTTGGTTACTAAAAATGAAGCTTCATAACTTTTCAACTGCGCCAAATGTGATGAGTGCCATTCATCTGAGGGAACAGTGAGTTTGCCATCTTTATAATGGTCTCCCCAATCCCAGTCAACAAATACCACATCAGTAGTTGACACACCTTTAAGCCCTTTGCTTCCAGTGTAACCAATGTCATAACCATACCACTTCGAGTCGGGATGGAACACATGAGTGTACCAACCTTTAGCTCCTGCACATTTCATCTCCATAGGAAGAGATGCTCCCAAATCAATAACCTTTGAACCGAATGGACGGAAAGCACTCCAAAAAGATAACGAGGGTCCAACCCTCGCCCCTGTCTCGAATACCCAATCATCAAGAGTCCTAAGCTTATTTTTTTGAGATTCACTCAAACCTGCGAAGTTGAGAATGCATTTTGCATACAAAGAGTCGCCCCTATTTTCAGGCGAAGTGAGGGTCTCTTCACTTCGCCGCGCCTTACTAATGTCGTATTCTCGGAGTCCGAGAGTCATGGTGCGTATACTTCGTTTGTAAACTCTTCTTTATAAGCAAGGCTCTCCCTAAATAAAGTACTGCGTGTTTAACTACAAGAGTTTTAAACACGAATACAC